GCTATAGGTGTCGAGTAATAATATATTTGAAAATTCTAGATCCTAGTTGTTATAAGGTCTTAGATATCTGGAATCATGTATCCAACATCTTATGCAGGAAACCGAGAATAACTACAAAAAAATGTCTAGAACTGTTAGATAGTCCTACAGATATAAAATTATATCCGGTTTCTAAATTTGAACAACCGGAACCCGATGTTTGGGAAAAAATATGTATTAAATTTCCAAAAAATAATGTCGACTTTTTGGGAGCAGTTATTGGTCGATTAAATGCCGGCAGTCGATTCTATGTAGGTAAAGGATCTATAAGAAACCTCAAAGAAATAGATAATTTTTGGCAGAATCATCGATGTTATTTAATGGATAAAGTAGTGAGGAATTGGATTTAAAAAAAAAAGTATCAGCATTTCATATATTTGCTGATACTCTTTTTTATTTTGTTTTGATTTAACGGCTTTAGGAGGATATGAGAAGGAAAAAATAAAAAGAGGAAACTTATTCTCTCGAACGTGTTTCCTCACGGATTAATTTTTAAAATAATATACTATGATAATGCAATTATATATATATACATCTATAAGGAATTGAAAGGATTCTATTATAATTCCCTACAGTTTTTTTGTACATAGTCCATAAAATTTTTAGCATCTCCTGCCTTTTCTCTCATGTGATTATAGATATCTTCAAAACTTATTAAGAAAGATCCCGTTTTCTTGGCTAATCCTCCGTCAAATCCAATATCAACTCTTAGATCAGGACTTTCTTTATTTAACCAATCTATATTCCCATGAGTATGACCAAACACCCCAAATGTTCCTCTAGATTTTCCATTCCAGCTAATCATTGGGTAGTGACATAAAACAAGATTATAGGTCTTTCCACAATAATTTACACTAATTTCCAGAATGTCAGATAGTAGGGTGAATAAAGAGCCTATATAAGATTTTCTATAGACATCATGTTTATCATGATTTCCAAGAATTTTATACCACTCTTTTGGTCCGGCCTGTTCTATTATTGCTTTCATCTTTGTTTCACTAGTTCTCCAAAAAAGATCTCCCAAGTCAAAGAGAATATCATTGGGTTGAACTTTAGTTGTTAGTTCAGTTTCTATATAGTTATTCATTTCCCATACATTGTTGAACGGTCTGTTATTGAACTTTATAACATTTGCATGATTATAATGAATATCTGACATGAACCATAATTTTCCGGTTCCTTCTCCAACATTAAACGCTTCTTTTATTTTCATAACTAAGTATATTTATATTTCATCCATACTTAAGGTTTTTATGCCTAAGACGGGTTTATTTTTATTATCAAAGATTTCTCTAAGTTCCATAAATATCTCCCATTTCAACGAGCCAAATGTAGGAAGCGTTGGCGAATAGAATATATCGTCTTTATTCTTCCAAAGCCACTCATTAATTTGTTCTTCTGTTTCATTAAAGATATCCAAAACGGGTGGTTCATAATAAAACCATTCATCTAGGAAAGTTTCTTTGAAATCTTTAAGTCGTAGGTGTAGTTTTAATTCTAATTTTTTATCTCCTTCTCTCCACCCAAGAAATTGTCCTAGTGGATTATGAAGGAAATATGCAGATTCTCGTTCATCTTTATTTTCGGTAAATCCTATCTTAACTGCTTTTTCTCCATTTTTAAAACTACCACTTCCAAACATATATATCATACGAATAAAAAATTTATACTCACGACACAAAACAAACGTGAGTTTTCATTTATTAACTTATATTAGATTATTCTATAATTATTCTAAATTAACTACTAATTAAACTGTCGGAGGATCCATGGTGAAGTAAGGCTCTGATTTTACCAAACTTCTATAACATTATTCTGCTTTCTTACCCACCAGATATCGTCGCCTTCGTTACTCTGACCTCTATAAACTGGGGTGTTGTATGGAAGGCCCGGATCTGGTCTTTTATTCCATGGGTAGTCTCCATAAGCATAAGACGGAATCATTTGAGATCCGAAAAATCCTGTACTTGCATAAGGATCATTCATCATTCCCTTATAATAATCTGGATCGAGTATTTTTTTAATACTGCCCGCGACCGTAGCAATACCAGCTACTAATGTCATTGTTCCAGATATTGCAGCCTGTCCTACTTGAAGACCTCTAATTACTTTACTTCCTACCTCACCAACCTTATCCTGTTTATAATTTCTTGGTATTTGTGATGAACTTGGTTTTTCATTTATATTACCACTTTCAACTTCATTATTCATATCAGGCTTTTCTTTGGTGTGATTAGGATTGTTTACATTAATTTTATTACTCATTTTCTCGTCTGTAATATTTTTGGTTTTAATCAGTTTGTTTAAGCCAGTAAATACAGCGAGGCCTCCAATAATTGCTGCAAATAACGTTAATCCCGTTGCTGCTGCATTCTGATAGTTAGTTTTCATTAATTTTCCTCCTTACTTGAGATCTAGGTTATAATTATCCTTAAAATAATTTTGTCCTTGTGCTGGAAATTCGAAACTCTCGTCGATTGCTCCAGAGATCTCAAGTGTCTTACCTCGAATTCTAATCATAAATTTCTAAGTTAATTTTTTCATTGTTAATTGTTAAATTTTACTATTATTAAAATTTTACTTCTACAATATCCTACGAGGGATATTTCTCAGAATTAAGGAAATAAGGGGAAGGTTTATTTTCTTCCCCTCCTATAAGTTTCCCCATATTTCTCCCTATTGAAATCTAGGATGAAATACCGGATGTCTTCTCATAAATCTATTGAACTCTTTCTTAGATTCAAAATATTTACATACCTTGCCTACTTTATCATAGACATATCCGCAATAAATATTATTATCTTTATGGTAGAAAACAATTCTTCGCTCATCATCTTTAACGTCGAATTCTAGGTGTCGTCCAAATGCATAACTATTATAGATAATAATTGCCTTTGTTCGATCAGCATTATACCTAACTACCATTTTGTCTTTGTGTGGTAACGGAGCAAGATAGTCACCATCACCAAGCTCTATGAAGTCTTCGTTATCAACCTCCTTATTAAAATGAATCATAATGTTCTCTAGAGGAAGTGAATCAACGACTTCATACCTACCAAAATTCATAAAACCATTGGCTGTTTGTCCAAGGCATACTGCACTAAATAATGCAAATACTGACATTAAAATAAATTTTTTCATTGCTTTTTATATTTTTTTAATTAAACATTTGTAATATTCATCTTCTTCGTTTTGTCTCGATTTATCAGGCTCAAACCCATGTCGTATATACCAATCATATACAAATGAACCTTTATCTGCAGTAAGATAGACTTCCTTTAGATTCTGTGATTTAGCAAAGTTTTCTACATATTTAAGTAATTCATTCCCAATTCCTTGCTTACGGCTTGATATATGAACCGATAAATTATAGATACAACCGGCCTGGGGTTCGCTTTTATCAATTTGTAGTGATACAATTCCCAATCCGTCGTTCATAATAATACAATAGGATTCTGACCTACGCCATTTATTGTGATGAATTAATACATTCATTTTTCAATCGCCCTTAAACCACGAAATCCAAGCTACATAATCACAACTATTACAGCGCCAACCTTGTCCTCCCTGTGAATCATCGTCAAAATGTACTAACTTATTTCCACAGTAGGGACAAAATCCGTTGTTGAAATCTCGTTTTTCTTTCTTATAACACCAGATAGAACCGATGATTATGAAAGAAGCAACAATACCAATGATTAAAAAACACAGAGTAATCATTTCTTATTTTTCTATTATTTTATTTCATATATTCCCGTTTCTTCGTTAAATTTATATCCAGCAAATTCACAAGCCTTATCAAACATATCTGCTATTTCAAATGCTTCCTTCATTTCTGGAACTTCATCGTATGTTTTATTCGGGTTCTTCTTTGCAATATTGCAGAACTTACCAATCAGTATATTTCTTACATAGGATATCGAATCCACCCCAATTACATCATTTCTTAGATGTTCATCAGCCCATTCAGCACCTCTAATAAAGGTATCTATTGCTTTTTCGTATATATCCAAATGAGCGTTTTCTGCTGCTTGTTTTCTTTCTTCTTCTCTTGTCATTGTTTATTCTTCACTTGCGATTACTAATTTAACTTTATCAGCATAATCAACATCTTCTGTGCGTAAATCATCAAACAATAATCCACCACTCGTAATCGTTACCCGTGATTCCAATGCATCTTCCATTATCCGGTTTTTCATCAACTGAACACCAAATAGGACAGCATCATAAAGTGCTTGTTTAATGTCCTTATCCTCGTGGTGAATTTCTGCCCAACGTAAAGCTGCATCCTCAAAGCAATCTATTTCAATTTTGTCTTTATTCATACATAATTCCTGCTTAAAAATTCTAATTGCTCTTTATCTAGCCAATACTTAGATGTTAATGGTTTAATACTAAAAAGCATCTTATTATAGGATATACTAGATATACTATCGGATATCTTTCGCAACTTATCATTTTCATCTATATGGTTTTGAAATTCCTCATCAGTAGTGTGTAGAATATCAAATGACCATAGATGTTTATGCAATATATTATAACTCTCCTCTATAAGCTTCTTTTTAAACTCATAGACATAATTATTTCTCATAAACAGGTAAAGTGTAATACCTATTAAAGGAATTACCATAATAACTAGTATAATTGCAATGGTTATCATAATTTTTACATTATTTCATCATAACTAAATCATTTCTGGTCTTGGAGGCGCATCAAAGTCACAGTATCCCTGAACACCTTTCCAATCATCCGCATCATTGAAACGTTCAATTTTTTCTTTTTGTTTCTCAAGCCATAATTCAAAGTCTTTTCTATTTAACTTATAATAATTAAATATGGTATCTGCTACATTGGCATGTATCATTGATTTTAATATTTTCCAATTTCTCTCATCATCACTCTCCCTAAGTTCGGGGAAGATTTCTTCGAAGAAATCCTTTGCCATATTTGCTATTACTCCATCAAGATTGCTCATATCTTTATGACATATTTTTGCTCTTTCAAGAGCATCTTCATATTTTTTCTTGTAATTTTCCATTTCTAAAATTTTATTACATACTTTTTAACTTATTAAACAATTCAGCAATTTTTTCTTTTGTTTTAGGATGAATAAATTTAGCATCTTTACAGTTGTTCCACCATTTTATTTCATCATCAACAGTAAAACTTTTTCCACAATATGCACGACCTGCTCCCATCCAATCAGCGACTAATTCTTTAACATATTTCTCAGGAATCTCAATCGCTGTTGTTCCCAAGTCATAATTGTCTGTCCAATATTCATAATGATGTTTATTACGTCCTTTATGATGTTGCCAGGCTTTTGAATAACCGTTTTCTGCTTTAATAACAGGTATAGGTGATTTTTTTCCGCCTTGATAATATTTCACAGATTCAGAAAATTCTGTCCATGAAAACTTACTCATATCATGAATAACTCCTCTAAAAGGAATACCCAACTTACAACAATATATAAATACCCAATATTTATGTATCAATATTGTTTTTAAATGACCAAAAATTTTCTTAACCATCTTATATAAAATAATGAATTTTATTTAACGTTTGAGACTTTCCCGTGGTACTCATCTTATAAATATTTGCATAATCACTTGTAAAATGTTTATTAATCTTCGTCTGTCGCCTTAATATTAATTTTAGGTGTCATCATATGTTTTATATTACACGTGTTTTGAATTAAATCTTTAATCTCATCAGTGTCTTTATATGCCTGAGGAGACTCATCAAGTGTTTCTCTGCATACCGTTGTAGAATACACATCTTTCATTGACTCTTTAAACTCATCCAATGAAATATTTTCCTTTGCCCTTGCCCTGGACATTTTTCTACCCGCGCCATGTGCACAAGAATTCAACCATTCACTATTAGATAAACCCTCACAAACAGCAATACCATCACGCATATTAAACGGTACGAGCATTAACTCTCCTTTGTATGACCTAATAGCGCCTTTACGAATAATAGGTGTGTCACAATCAAAATCAATATAATTATGTGTTGAAACAATTTCATGAATACAAGTACACCCATATTGTTTCATAATTTTATCTATGACACGATGAATAACAAAATGATTAAATCTTGCATATACACAAGCCACATACATATCACAGAAATAGCCATACATATTATCTCCGTGTAAATAACCTTCAATATGCCCAACCTTTTTAGTATCAAGAAACTTATCTAGAGCATCTTTAAATCCTTCCATGTTTTTTCTTCCATGTTCTTTAATATAAGTTTCTTTAAATTCTTTTGTTAATTCTTTAACTTCTGATCTTGACAATGCTCCTCCTTTTGCTTGGTTTTCCCAATATTTACAGACTTTCAATCCAAAATTACGGGAACCGCAGTGTACAGTAACACCGTATTTCCCAAACCCTGAATCTGCTTCATCATATTCACAAAAATGATTACCACCGCCAAATGAATTAATTGAATAATACCAAGTTTTAGCATCCATTCCTATACGATTTAACATATCTGAAATCCATTTTTCAGTAACCATGTCAGGCAAATTACCAAATATTTTTGGATGACGAGATTTGGCTTTACAAAATTCTGTTGAAAAGAATTTATAAAGCTCTTTCTCTTCATATTCTTTTTTAGGCGATAAATTAAATCCCCAACCACAGGTATTTAAAATCTTATGATTAAATTCTGCATATTTTTCTTTAGGCAATGCTTTGTCATACATATGCATAGAAATTTCGCATCCAATATCAACACCTACTGTACTTGGGCTTACATAATCTCCAAGTTCACAACAAAATCCTATCACAGAACCTTTACCGGCATGACAATCAGGCTGTATAACAATTTTACAACCATCATAAGCTTTACTATTTACAATTGAGTAAATTTGCTGTAAAGCCTCATTTTCTGTATCGTCATTTGTGATTAAAGCTGACGTATATTTTCCTTCTACTTCAAACATAATTATTGTATATTAAATTAATATTAAACCCTGCCTATTAAATGTATCTAAAGGATTTTCTAAATCTGTATAAATACCTAATCTCATAACCCATTCATCAATTGGAACATTGTCAACAATTAATTTATTGAGTTGCTGAAAAAATATCAAATTGTTATAATTAATTTGCTCTTGGTCATATTCATATATTGAATTATCATAAGCTTCATTTACATTAGAAATGAACATTGATGTAGCAAAAGAATGTAAGTTATGATTCATACAAAATGAAGACGCATAACACCAAGAGCATATAACGGTTGTGGCATGAATTAAATTCACATTATTTTCATGCAAAATATATTCTTCCCTATTCCAATCGGGAAATAACAAACCATTAGTGGTTCCATGACCAGCAAATATCAACATATCAGATTCATTAGATATAGCCTCATTAACTATATCTTCATAATCATTTAACTCTGATGTAATCTCCACAAGATTTACGTTTGGAATATTCTTCCAAATTTCTTGTAGAAGCCTACAATCATCATCTAACATATTTGAATATATTACTGTCATAAAAATTATGTAATTTCGTATTTATTTTTTAATTCGTCAAAAGATTTAAATTCTTGCCTATTCATATTTTTTCAAGTGTTTCTTTGTTTCTTTTCCATCTTGTTTTTTATTCTGTTCCCGATTGTTTTAAGGTCTGAGAGATTTAAGCCAATTAATAACGGCCTTTTCCCTATCTGTTTCCGTATAAGCCATACGAATATGTTGTATCGCGTCATCTAATAGCTTTTCATCCTCTTTGCTCCACTCAACACGCCTCTGTAACCCATATTTTTCGGGGTTGTTTACAACCTCGTCAATACCGTCTTGGAACATCTCATCCTTTTCTTTAAGATAGACATCTTCGTATATCCACTTTTTCCCTTCGTGTGCTTGCTTTTCAAGCCAAGCAAGCCACTTTTCCTTTTTCGCATTTTCATTATCATCTAATGTAACATTGATGTAATTATAAATCGCTTCCTTATCCTCTCATCCTCACTTTCTTTCCTTCTGATAATGACCTTATCACCTTCAATTATTGCCTCCATACCATCAGGAATGAAATACGTTGCTTCTACTAATTCAGAGTTTTTTGCTCCAAATGGAATTTCAATGTCTTTACTCATAATTTACTTATTTAATTATCTCCATACTACAACCGTATCCACTGGAATCGAATCCCTATATGTAATCTCTAATGTAGTATTGCCACGATACACATCTATTGCTTGTGGTCTTGGGTTTGTGATTTTCAAACCTCCTATAAAGAAGGCAGTACCAAATATAGCAAATATCATATCTATGCCAGAGACCTCATTCCAATTTAAAATAAACCCGAACACTATTAATATAATCCCTATAATTACTATTATCATAATCTATCCCTCCGTTGCTTTATTATCTGTAGTTGATATGGTTTGTGTTGATGTCCAACTACCACCAGTAGTTTTTCTTGGGCAATTTATACAATCATGAAGAGGATTGGTACATGGCCCACCTTCAAAACATGATAAATGACTGTTACCAATAATTGTAGGGATAACAGGCTGGGAATCTCTTTCTACTAATAATTCAGCCAATCTCTCTTTAGTCAGCTTCATGTAATCTTCTTTTTTCATAACTTATTCTCCATTTTATTGTTATACATATCCTTTGGTGCTTCCAATGCAGGACCCTTCCCAATCAATCCACGATAGTCAAACATATTCTTATTAAGCCAATCCACTTGCTCGTAATTTTTAAGATAAGGATATTTAATATTGTAAAATATTTCTTCTTCCTCTGTCATACTTGACAAAGGACGGAGATAGGGTAAGAATTGACTATCTTCTGTTGAGTTCCATGACGATTTTAATTCATCATATAAATTGCCCGTTAATTCTCTATTATAAGACTTTTTATTTTTCCAAGTATATAAGCCAATTACCCCATACGGCAACCTTGCACAAAGGTCTTTAAGTAATAGTTCTTTATCTTCTTGTTTCATTGTTTTTTTAAGTTATATAAAAGATCAGAATATTTACGTCCAATGCGCATAAGACGCATCATACTTCTACGGACATGATTCATTTCCCAAGGTAAATCAGAAAAGTTTCCCCATATGTCCATAGTTATCTTAATCTCTTCTCCCATTTTATCATTAGAATCTTTATGACCAACAAAATAAAACCTACCAAGAATAGAAATATCTTTATTTTTAATGATATTTTCAATAACATTTTCTCTAATTTTATTTACTTGGTCAACAGTAACATTGCCAACAAATTTATTATCAACAAAATATTGAAGTTTATTATTTATTATCTTAGGTATTTTAAAAATATTTTCCATTATCATTTCATTTATAAGGTATAAGGGTTATTATTTTCTGTTACTCCAATTGCCAAGCCTTTTTCAATTAATCCACGAAAATCAAAATGATGAGCATTAAGCCAATCAATAGCATCATCATTTGCAATAGGTTTTTCTACTGTGCCGACAAAATCTTTTAAATAATATTCATAATGTCTTCCGTTTATAGATTCTTCAACTTCATAACCAGCATAGTTAATAAATTCCTTTTTCTCTTCCTCCGTCATGCTTGACATTGGACGAAGAAACAATTTGTCATCAAATGTATCAATAGAATGACTATCATCTCTATATTCTTCACCATTGTGTGTATCAATTACTTTGGTATAAATGAGTTTATCATCAATACCTACAACTCTTTCAACAGTATATAATACATCATCCCATTCATAGTTCCAACCTTCATGTAATATTTTTACTCCATACGGCAACCTTGCACAAAGGTCTTTTAATAAAAGTTGTTTTTCTTCTTGTGTCATAATTTTATTTTTTATAAGGATTATTTTCTTCCGTTACTTCAATCGCCAAACCTTTCTTAATCAGCCCGCGATAGTCAAAATGATGAGCGTTGAGCCAATCTATTCTATCTGAAGCAGGAATATGTGCATAATCTATTGGACAAGAATATGACAGATTGTCAATATTTCTATATTCTTTGTATTCCTCCTCTGTCATAGAAGACATTGGACGAAGATAAGGCTTAACATCAAATTCTATTATATCAAGTAATTCATATACGGTTTGGCCTAAACAATCTATGCGACTGAATGTTGCCCCATCATCATCCATACCAACAAGAATACTTTTATCGAATTGTTTTGATGTACATATTGTTTTATAATGTATTCTATTACACAAATCTATAAATAGCAAATTTTTTTCTTCTGTTGTCATAATTTATTTTCGTTTAAGTTTTTTGAAATTGTTATATAAAAGACTCTAATACATCATTTCATTTTTTGTAAAAAGCAGCTGTTTAATCATATAGTTTATTTTCAAGACAATATTTTATTGCTGAATTTGCTGCTTCTTCGTAAGTTTCTATATAACATTGATAACCTTTTGTAGTAATACAATTATCATGCAAAATATTGGCAGACCAGCACCAACACATCTTGTAATCTTTATCACTTAGGAAATCGGGCTGAATGCTAATATAGATATTATATTTTTCCCTCAACCACTTCATTACCATTGCTTGTGAAGGAGCGGCACATTCAAATAATCCTCCATTATTGCACATCTTTGTGCAATCCAAATGAAACTCCTTGGAACGAACTGAATATCTTCCCATACAGGGACTATCAAACCCTTTCTCTTTGAGAAGTTTTGCTACTTCATAAGATACATAATCTTCGGTAATCATATCTTATTATTTTCTTTTAGCCAACAAATCATTTCAAATGCTGCATCGACTACATCGTCATGCCAAGAAGTTTCAAATAGAAAAGAATCATTATTAGTTTTATAACCAAAACGATATGTTTCTCCTTGTTTATTGTAACCTTTAACTTGATAAAATCCAAATCTATTATTTTCTATAATATGGAATGGCATCAACCCTAATAAAGCAGAAAGACTCCATGCTGGTAACATTGCAACTTTAGAATTTTTGACTTCACTGAAAGGAATGACACTTGGAATATCTAAATACTTAGTAAAATCCATTGTATCAATATCCATTATTGGATGATAACTCATATCCGCAGTATTTACATCAATCCCTAACTCTATGAGTTTCTTGGATTGTTCAATTGAGGTACAAATTTTACTCATAAAATAAATTACTTAAGGTAATTATATACTATTTGACCTTATAGTATTGTGTCACATTAAAACAATTCAAATATACAATTCTCAAAATCCTTGATAAATGCTTCCTCAGTCCATCTTTCATTAGAATATAACTTTCCTATATATTTTCCATTCCAATAATAGGAATATGCAAAATCATCACATACAGTTTTAAGAATGTGATTCTTCATCCAACTTAATGCTTTTTCACTGTTCATTTTTTAATAATTTTAAATTTGGGTCTAATTGTATATAGTTACCTTACTTAATGTCAATTTCATCTACCTTTATTTCAACAAGAGGTGCGCCTCCGGTTTCCGTGTTATATTGCATCTCGTCGTAATAATATACAGTTATCACACCATCCTTTGATTTAATATTATCCACCCACTGTAACGGAAATGTGTATAATAATCTTCCGTTTAGGTATCCTCTAAATTCTCTAAGTGCTTCCATACCTTTATCATTTATACGGATTGTTTTCTTTTGTTACTTCGATAGCAAGACCTTTTGGAATAAGACCGCGATAGTCAAAATGATTTTTATTGAGCCAGTCAAATGATTCTTCTGTATATGGAAATAAGCCTTTCTCATAACCATTAAGTGAGTTATATTCTTCTTCTTCTTCATCAGTCATACTTGACATTGGACGAAGATATGGCTTGATTTCACTTATTTTATAAAAAGTATATGCAGTAAAATTAGAATCACTAACAGGTGAAACTTGTATATTTTTATAACTAACAGATTCAATATAAGCGTCATATTTGATAGTTCCGTCAGTAACAGATACAATTACCCCATACGGCAACCTTGCACAAAGGTCTTTCAATAATAGTTCTTTATCTTCTTGCTTCATAATTCTCTTATTTATTATACCATTTTACGTGTGTGAAATCTTTTCGATATTTATCTGCCAATATGTCAGTTGGATTAATATATATGTCCGATTGTTCACTATTGGTGACATATACACCACTGCCGTCATAATCACTGAAAAATCCTTTTTTACAGTATTCAACAAAATCTTCAAGAGGAATTAAATCCCCAAAATCATCTTGAGGTCTAAGGGTGTAGTCTTGAATTAACTTGTATTCCCTTTCAGTTTCAATACATTCCTTTAATGTTGGATTATTCTTATACCAATTCCAACCATCTTGCATTTCAAAAGACCTGTCCCAAATCTTTTGCACCTCTTTTTCAAGAAATTTCAGTTTCTGTTTTAACTCTTCCTTCGTCATAATCAAAGTTCCTTTTAGAAGCCCATCCAAATTCAAAGCAGGTCTTAATGACATCTTCAATGGTCACCTTCCCTGGCTCAGATCTGAAATAGCGCTTATTGGTTTTATACTCATTAATCAGAAAATCTATACCTTCCTTAGATGCTTTCATTTCTCTTTCCAACTCCCTGCAATTTTTCAGGAGCTTTTCACAATCTAACATCAAATCTTTTTCTTCTTGCGTCATAACTTTATTCTTTATAAGGATTATTACTTTCATCAACCGCAATTGCAAGACCTTTCTCAATAAGTCCTCTATAGTCAAAATGATGTGCAAGAAGCCAATCAATAGCATCAAAAATATCATTTTGTGAATGCCCGCAACTAAAACTTAATTCATTGTTAATATAATAGCAATGTAATTCGGCTAATAAATCTTCTTCTTCCTCTGTCATACTTGACATTGGACGAAGATATGGCTTGATTGATATTACCTTGTAAAAATAAACCATATTGCTATCTTTTTCACTTACTAATGGTTTATTAGTTGTGAATGACTCTATACCTCTAAATGTAAGTTTTCCAAAAATTGTTTCAGAAGTATCACTTGTTTCATAATAACAAACCACTCCATACAACAATCTTGCTGAGAGGTCTCTCAGTAATAGTTCTTTATCCTCTTTTGTCATAATTAAAAGTGTTTTTTACCTTTCCAAAACAATTTATGATACCACTTAGTCTTATGTCCACAATGTTCTTCAAGATACTTACGAACACATGGAACAGGACAAATCCATAATAGTTTTTTATCAACTGAAAATGGAGTATTCATAACAGGAAATGAATAGTTATCTTCAAGAGTTCCATTAATCATTTTATCGTATTGTTCCAAGCAATATTCTACCTCTTCAGTTGCTTGTACCTTTGAACAATCATAATCTGCAGTCTTTTTGTAATATTCAATTAAATTAATAACTGCATCTTCAGGATGTTCAAATTTTCCAAGCCGTGCATAATCTCTTTTAATGATTGCTTTAGTATTTGACAACCACTGTGCTTTATTTTTACAAAACTCATCATATGAGAGTTCAAAATCATACATATAGAAAATAAGCTCAGGATAATAGACTAATACCCATTTTCTAAACATATTAAAATCATAGTACGAATGTACATACATTTTATCAATTGCTGCCATAATTAATTCTTTGTTTAAGTGATTTGAGCCAGTTTTGCCATTTTATATAATCATAATTTTTCCCAAAGAGCGTACTTTTCCTCAATGACGCTCTTGCTGCCACTAAGAAAATTTCAGTCAACGTTTTCTCATCCTCCTCACTCCACTCTTTCTTTGGTAGCATTTCAGTAAGAAGTTTTGCTTGTTCTTTTATTACCGTAGTATCATTCGGATCTAACCCAGCATTCTTCCCAAAGAATGAACCACCAATATGCATCATAGCACACTCAAACTCTGTAAGTTCTTCAACATTATCTTGTCTCAACTCAACAGGTTTCTGCTTTTCAAGCCAAGCAAGCCAATCATGCTTTCGGTGGTCAGCATCGTGCATACAACTAATAAGTTGTATTAACTCTTTCCTTATCCTCTCATCCTCATCACTCCAAGTAGGTTTCTGTTCACAATTTTTTGTATCAAAATCACCCCCATTAGTTATAAGCAATTTCAACTCTTTCTTTTCAGCATCCCATTCGTAACCTGCTTCTTTCATTTTAGAGAATAATAAATTACATTGTTCTTTAGTGGCTGGTTTTGCAAATTCTTTTTGATGAGAACCACCACATTCTATGCCATAAAATTCTTTTGTAGTGTTGCTATAATAGAATTTAGAATGCCAACACATTCCTTCAATACCTTCAAATATTCCTATTACGTTAATATCTTCATCTACAAGCACATCACCTGGTTTTGCGTCTTGGATAGTCCAAAGATGGCACTTAGAATCACATTCTTTAATAGTAATAGACCAAGAAAAGTGACACATATCGTCGAAGTAGTATCTACCATCCCTTATGTCATAAATAAACATTAATTCCCTTGACGAATCGTTCCTTGTAAATGTTACCCAATCACCAATCTTAAACTTTGATTTAACTTTATCAACAGGTTTCTGCTCAACCTTCTTTAATTCTTTTAACTCTTTCTTCTCAGCATCCCACATATACCCAGCTTCTTCCATCTTTTGGAACAATAGGTAACGTTGTTCTTTGGTTGCTGGATAAACATCTTGGTCGCATAAACGTTCTTTAATCTTAGGGAAATATGCCCCAGAATTTTTATTACAACAAGAATAGTAAGATATTGTTCCTTCTTCGTCTAAAAACTTAAACAAAAATACAATATCACTATTAGTTACAAGCACATCACCAAGCTTTGCATCTTGGATAGACCAAAGATGATAATGCTCATCAGCATTTTTTATATATTCCCAATTCATTTGTTCATGAGTGTAACCACCAATTTCAAACAAATATCTATTATCCAAATAATCAATATCTGCAATAAGATAAGAATGCCTTTTGTTTACAATCCAATCGCCAACATTAAACTTTGATTCAACCTTATCAACAGACTTCTGCTCCCCTTGCTTTTCAAGCCAAGCAAGTGCTTCCTTCTTTATGATACCGTGCTTTTCAAATGGGAAGCCGCCAGCAATGTCGTATATCATTTTTACAATTCCTTTCCTTATCCTCTCATCACTCTCACGGAGTTCTGGGAAGATTTCTTCAATATAACTTTTGGCAGTATTGGTTATTGTGCCATCTTTAAGACAGTTCTTTGCTCTTTCAAGAGCCTCTTTGTATTTCTTTTCGTAGTTCATAATCTTATCATTTAATTGAAAAAATCCATTGCTTCACCATAATCAGTACATCTCATATCCAAATCAAACACTTCATCATTACAATCATCAGTAAGTGTCACTTTGGGAATTGCATTATCTTCAAAATCATCGACCTTATTGTCTATCATTTTTAATTTTCTTGTCAAAGCCTTGTCATAGGCTTTTGCTTTTTCTTCTTGTGTCATAGTATATTGTTTTCTTTAAGTTCTATAATCATTTCGTAACAAGCATCAATCGGATTATCTGCATTGGTTTCATTAATCGTAATCATAAAATCTCCATCTACCATATATGCACAGTAATACCCGCCTACATCAAAATAAAGACATTTTCCATAATCTCCTATAAATTTTGGTAATATTTCAAGCAAAGCAGTAAGACTCCAAGCAGGAATAATCTGATTTCCATAATCTTCTTGTAGTTTTTCTATTGTTTCTCCTTGATTTGGAGATAAAATATATTCTCCTTCATTCAAAATTGTCCAAGTAGAGTAATGCATATCAGCAGTACTAATATCAATTCCAAGTTCTATAAGTTTCTTGGATTGTTTTATATCTGTACAAATTTTATTCATAATATTACATTTATTTTTGTTTACATGGGCAATTTTCATCATGTAATACAGCAGGAGCACCAGCAAGTCGTCCCCATACAGCCCAATATTCATGTCCACCCATGATAATCTTCTCTACAGTTATATCATTATCACCGACCACTTTATAGCCTCTTAAAATTTGAATGGTGTCTCTGCATTCTTTTTCCTCTTTCGTCTGGACATTACTTTCCGTTTCAATTCCGTCACATGATGTTGATACAAGGAGAATCATCATCCCAATCCCTAATTCTATAAGTTTTTTGGATTGTTTTATACTTGTACAAATTTTATTCATTTTTATTCTTCCTCTTTAATGATTATAATTTTTACTTTATCTCCAGACTTTAGTTCTTTTGCATTGCTCCTTATGTGAACTAGTCTAACAGAATGACCAGCCTCACTCGATATGCTTCCCGAACCAATCTCTGCATCAATAGCTTCTCCCATTATCCGCCTCCATTGCCATCCTGCCCCAGCAATATATGCTTTTCTTTTGGAGAATATTGCCGGATCTTCATCAATTTCCTGTGGATGACCTATATAGGAATTTGCTGCCTCCTCCAAATCTTCATCTACAAGTTTTATTCTTGCTTCACAGGCGGCAGAACAATATTTGCAAGACCTTTTCCTTTCTTCGAGGGTTCTACCATAGATGCATTTTGGCTCAACCGCATTATTCTTTGTTATGTGTGATTCCTGCTTTTCAAGCCAAGCAATCCATGTTTGAAAATCATCACTTTCTCTTGGAAAAGCATCCCTTTCATCTTTTAAATATTCAATAATTTCATCCCTTATCTTCTCATCCTCTTCACTCCACTCTTGCTTTGGTTGTACTCTGCCTTTGAGGGATTTGAGCCAAGAAGTTAAAAATGAATTACCAAGCGTTTGAAAATTGTCTATTGCAAACTTTAAATGTTTCTCGTCCTCTTCACTCCACTTTGGTTGTGGTTGTACTCTGCCTTTGAGGGATTTGAGCCAATTCTCCCTAAATTCATAACCTTCTTTTGGAGCATGATAATTTATTGCTCTTGCACATTCAATATCATTGATGATTTCTTCTATTATTCTATTATCCTCTTCACTCCAAGCAGGCTTTTGCTCTATTTCTATTTGCTCTTTAGCAATGTCTAAGATTTTCTGTGAGTGCTTCTTGATAAATTTTATTTTACCTTCATCACTAAGTATCTGACAAGCATGTGTTAGGGCACATAACCTTTCTTCAAATGGGGTAAATTGGTCATAAATTTCTGTTTTGTCTTCATCTATAGGCTTCTGCTCACCATTTGGTTTTGCTTTCAATGATAGTAATTGTTTACTATCAGAGTTCCACATATATTCTGCTTCTTGCATCTTTTGGAACAATAATTCACGCTGTTCTTTGATTGCTGGGGTAGTAGTATGACCTGTCCAATGTTTTGGATATTCTGGAATTGTAAACTCACCTAATGTGTTTATACCACAATGAGCACCTGGACAACCTATACCACCTTCTAAATTTCCATTAAATATAAATGGAGCATTGGCCATCAGTATATCACCATCCTTTGCATCTTGGATAGTCCAGAGTTTAAAGTTACGTTCTATAAAATCATAACTATCATTTCTTTCTGTTCCATCAGTTTCAACTGTTTTGTAAGACCCGTTATCATTATTTAGAATTTGCATAACAAGATGCATATATTTACTTATAATCCAATCTCCTTCATGGAACTTTGGTTCATCCATATCAGTAAGTAATTCATTTGTAACAAGAGCGTTTATTCCACCATCACCAGTTTCTACTATAGTGGTGTAACTGGCTTTTGGGTCATTACCTTGTTTTTCAAGCCAAGCAAGAATATGACTCTTTTTCAGTTCGCCATAATAATCTTTAGGATAAGCATTAAAATATTCAATTAATGTTTTTCTTATCTTTTCATCCTCTTTATTCAAAACAGATCTCTTGTCATTTTGTTTTTCAAGCCATGCAATATATTTATGGGCTTTTTCATTTGGAATAAAAGTCCATATATCCTTACAAAACTCTTTCCTTATCCTTTCCTCGCTATCTGCAAGTTCGGGAAAAATTTCTTCTACATCTTCTCTATTGATAGTAATCTCATCAAAATCTTTCATTTTTAACATGAGATTCTCAAGAGCATCCTCATATTTTTTCTTATAGTCATCCATAACCTATTTATTTTTATAGTTTCTACAAGTATCATTATATTTGATTATTTCATCCCACTTATTAGGGAGCCCTTCACAGTGTTTTCTATATTCATAACGAAGCGTGAAGTTCAATGCTATCAGATTTTGAATATATTTCCTATTTAATATCTTAATTGCACGCCTAGCTTCTGTCTCTGTTATGCCATCTTCAAAATTTGTTTGAACAAAGTGATACAGCTGCTCATCTAACATATCGCCATCATCATCCAAGATTACATAGTTTTCTACGTCGGGATGTGTATCAAGATATTCTTTTATCTCTATACCTCGCTCTGAACTTTTATATGGAGTTACGTCGTATAAGTTATTTATGAACCAGGTTATAGTATCATTATGTTCAGCCTGAAGATTAAAGATCTTTTTAGTTGTATTCTCAATCGTATCAGCTCTCCAGGATGATGAAATAACAATCTTTGCGCCGGTCTCCTCTACAATACCCTTAACAAGATTTATTTTATCAAGGTTAAGAATCCATTTTGGCGGTAATGTTATAACACCATCAAAATCAAGGAATATTATTTTCATTTTACTCAATATTTTTAAGCACTTCTTGATTTTTCTTGTATACAATTATCCAACCTAGGTCATCAATTATACAACAAGATCCCCAAATAAACAATGCAACTTTTAGAGATGGCATTACTAATAGGGCAAAAGCAAATCCGATCATGCATGTTATACCACTGACAATACTAAGATTATTATCATATATCTCTCTTTCTTTGTCTACCCATAACTTTGCCTTGAATGCCATAATACATTTTCCAACAAGTGTACAGATGAAATTAACATATATCAGTTGAGTAATTGCAAGTACCCATACATTGTAGTTAATGAAACAAAGATACATGGACATTAAAAATCCAGCCGCACATTCCCCTATACAAAATATAATAAAATATTTTATTATACGATTTCTGAACTTTCCTTTCCAAATCATTCCAATAACCAGACCTACGATAGAAGTGAATAAAGCTTCAAATGCAAGCCACTCTGCAGGTAGACTGGTTATTACGGATTTTGATATCTGCGGTGAAACATATGTAGCTAATAATCCGGAAAATAACATACTCAGCAATAACCATTTCTGATTATCGTCCGGGTGAATATTCAATAAGTTTAGTAATTTCTTAAACATCACAAAATTTTAAATTCATATGTCATACAATTGTTCACACCTTCCCCAAGAGACGAATTAGACTCCGCCTGTTGTTTTAATTCTGAAAGTATGAGGGGTTGATTTTTATGCCAACTAAGTAATTCCTCTTCACTTTTAATGTCACCACGATACACACAAATTGTAGTATGATTTGGTGATTCTAGAATTACGGAATATTCTGGCAATTTCGCACCATATTTTAAAAAGGCGGCACGAATTGTTCCATTTACCTGAACATACCACCAGTTATCTTGATCAAGTGGTATATTGACTAATTTAAAATCTAATGTTTCTTTATCAAAAACATACTTATAATACTTCGTCGTCTCACTTAAGTTGATTTTCATACTCACTAATCTCCCCACCAACTATTATTAAAAGTTACACCAAAATTTTCTTCGCAATATTCAGGGAAAAGCCAATCATCGTTTTTCCCATATACATCACCATCTTCATCGGGGTAACATCTAAAATCAGAATACTTTTTCTTGTGTTCTGTATCGATAGCTTCCCAATCATTTTTCTCAGGTATCCAACTCTGTCTTCTAATGGTGTAGGTATATTCATCATCTCCTAGCATTTTAGGACAATTTTTTTCTACCCACGACCTAGGAGCAGCTATACAATAATTCATGGACATATCAATAGCTCCACACATCACACAAAGTTTATTCTCTTTGCACCAATCATTGTCTCTAAACTGGCAATCATTAATCCACTTGCCGAATATTTCATCGTTTGGAAAATCTCTGCCAGCAAACCAATCATTTATCTCAAAATAAATAATCTCTTCTTTCATATCTTGTTTCTTCTTTATGGGTATGAATAAGTCGGATTTATCATCGTCTTCAAAATGATTAATATTTTCTGGATAAGTCGTACCAAATTTTGTTCTCATGTAGGTAAATTTTGTACCATCCCATATTGCCTCACTTGCATTTCTACAACTTCCAGCATAGGTTTTTCCAACTTCTAACTTACACTTAGGTATTCCACCACATCTTATTATATTTGGTATGATAATATCCTGATAATCTTTCGGTAGTACAATGGGGATATCCGGTATGTCATTTTCATTCTCAAAGGGTTTACGATTTTTCCAATAATCAAGAATATTTTTATATCTTTCTTCTTTTTCTTTTTGTAATTTATCCTTAACTCTCTTCAAATCTTCGTCATTCATATGTCATTATCTTTAAAAACAACAACACTATCAATAGGAATGCCATCTTTATAAGTAGTCTCAAGAGTAGTTTTTCCTTGGTATACGTCCATAGCTGTCGGAGTTTCAGCAAGTTTTTCTTTTTCAAACTTATACTCATTTTCTACGACAACGATACCTAAGCAGAAAGAGATAACTGATATTCCAAAACAGGAAAGACAATTTTCTTTTCTCTTAATTGACCACATAAATAGGCTAAAAAGCACTACTATTAATACTAAAATTGAAAACATAGTTCTAATAGATTTATTAGTTATTATTCTTTAAATTTTGTCTTATAGCATCTAATATTTTCCCAAGTAAATTTAATCCCTTCCAATTTTTAGGATCTTCACACTTAGGATCATATTCGCTAATACCTATGGCCCAAATATTATCATATGCAGCCGCCTCTACAAACGACTTTCCTTCAAATATTGGGTCTAATAATTTCTCTTTTAGCTCTGGATTTTGCTTATACTTCTCTAGATTTGCCCGGTACATTACTCTTTCTCTGACTTTCGACCAAGCTTCATCATTATACCCCCTTACTCGCCTGCCTAATGATCTGGCTTCCTGAGGAGTAGTACAATTCAAAATCTTCTCGGCTATTTCAGTATCTTCAAATAACTCTGCTTTCTTGTACATAAAATATTGCTCTGTACAAAAAAATCTCTTATCTTCTAATATAAAAGGTGCTCTCCAAAAATTACTAAGCCAACCTTTCCAAAAAAATACATAATTATCTGTTATTCTCATACATTAATAAGACTTTAATCCCCTCTCATATTTCTATCCCCCTTTTTTCCTTACTAATGTAGTAAAATATAAAATTTAAAAGTAGTGATAAAACATGAAGGAAGCATTTTTTATGAAAATTGATGATCCAGATTATATGGAATTGCAATCATGGATAAGCAGATCTGGACTTAAAAATCCCTTTAAAGAATTTGCTACATTGGAGGACGTAAAAACTCATGTAGAAGATCCAAATTACTTTAATTGGGAGGAACTTTGGGAAGATGCTGATAATAATGTAGATAGTTTTCCAGTACCAGAAGAAGATCCGTACGGTTATGGTAAAGATGAGATAGCTGAATTAAAGAAAGAGAATTTAAATGGAGACGAAATTTGGGAAAAACTAAAGCATTTTTACATGCCACTAGTAGGAACGTCTTTTGCATGTATAGATACTGACGATGATATTTTCTTGGTAATAGAAAGATATCGAGAGATGTTAGAAAATATACAAGAGAAGAATTTTCTGAAGACCCTAAGAAATGGAGACTATATATCATGCAATATTTCCGGATTATCTGAAAGAACAATAATGATTTATGACGGTGATGGAAGATTTTGCATGAGCTACAATAGAGGCTGGAAAGATCTTGAAAAAAGTCATCCTGGGGAATACAAAAATGGATTAGATCTTATTCCCGACAGTTGGAGACTTACCTGGAAATTAGTAGATAAGAAAACTATCAGACCTGCTAATAATGACGAAATCACAGAAATAAACAAGGCAATGTTGGATTCCGGATTACGAGTATTCTGGTATGCGGGGAAAATACACATTGGATAAAATTAAAGTGGAGAATTAATTTCTCCTTTTTTTTTTCTACTTTCAAAGCCTTACTAGTGAAAATAACGTAAAATACGTTTTAATTTTTTAGAGAGTAAGTAACAAATTTATTATAAATTATTTTAAACAGTTTATATTATGGAAAAAACAAAGAAGAAAACAGAAAAAAGTAAATATCCTCCTATTTTTGAGGATATAGTTAGAAGAGAAGCCTGGAATGAGGCTAGGAGATGTAATAATAAAATTATCTACACTGCGATTATAATATATAAGGATAAAGATCCAAATGCTAAGATTATTTGGGAACATATTCTCAGTGGAGAAAAAACAAATAAATATCCTTCTATTTTTAAAGATATAGTTAGAAGAAAAGCCTGGAATGAGGCTAGAGTGTGTAATAACCTAAATACCTACAATGCGGTTATAAGATATAAGGATAAAGATCCCAATGCTAAGATTATTTGGGAACATATTTTCAATAAAAAAAGAAAAGGAAAAGGAATCTATCCTTCTGTTTTTGAGGATATAGTATACCGGGAAGCTTGGGATGAGGCTAGAATGTGTAATAATAGTAATCTATATGCAGCCGTTTTAAGACATAAAAACACGGATCCAAATGCTAAGATTATTTGGGAACATATTCTCAATGAAGAAAAAACAAATAACTATCCTTCTGTTTTTGAGGATATAGTATACCGGGAAGCTTGGGATGAGGCTAGGAGATGTAATAATCAAAATATCTATACTGCGGTTATAAGACATAAGGATAAAGATCCCAATGCTAAGATTATTTGGGAGCATGTAAGAGCTAATAATATAGATTATTATTCTCCTATTTTTGAGGATATAGTAAAGAAAAGAGCTTGGAATGTGGCTAGGAGATGTAATTACCCCAATACCTACAATGCGGTTAGAAAATATGAGGATATAGATCCCAATGCTAAGATTATCTGGGAACATATAAAAGTTTTAAAATATCCTTCTGTTTTTGAGGATATAGTTAGAAGAGAAGCTTGGGATGAGGCTAGAATGTGTAATAATAGTAATCTATATGCAGCTGTTTTAAGACATAAAAACACGGACCCAAATGCTAAGATTATTTGGGAACATATTTTCAATGAAGAAAAAAGTAAATATCTTTCTGTTTTTGAGGATATAGTTAGAAGAGAAGCCTGGAATGAGGCTAGAAAATGTAATAATAGTAATCTATATAAAGCACTTATAAAATATAAAAGTACGGATCCAAATGCTAAGATTATTTGGGAACATATTCTCAGAGAAGAAAGAACAAATAACTATTATCCTTCTGTTTTTGAGGATATAGTTAGAAGAGAAGCTTGGGATGAGGCTAGAATGTGTAATAATCTAAATACCTACAATGCGGTTAGAAAATATGAGGATATAGATCCCAATGCTAAGATTATTTGGGAACATATAAAAGTTTTAAAATATCCTCCTATTTTTGAGGATATAGTAAAGAAAAGAGCTTGGGATGAGGCTAGAAGGTGTAATAACCTGGATACCTACAATGCGGTTATAAGATATAAGGATAAAGATCCCAATGCTAAGATTATTTGGGAACATATTGAATGTAAGAGTGAAATATCTCAAATTATGTCAGATATATTACTTCACATTGAAGATCTCGCCTATCTAGATAAAGCACAACTAATACATGTTGCTCTTCTTAGAAAACTTGATAAAGATATTTTCAATGAAATTGTAAATTGTCCAAAGGGCAAAGAAAGAAAACACCTATTAGAAGAACTGTCCAATAGACTTAGTGCAGATTCAGATAAAAGTGATCTTAGAAAAACGCAAGAAGAAGAATTTAATAATGAAATAAAGACTGAAGAATCTTCAATTTCTAAAGAGGAAGAAATTTTTATAAAAGAACTAATTTATCCTGGATTTGAAACTGTAAAAGATGTTGCAGTATTTAATATTGAAGATAAATTGGAAGAGATGTACAAAGAAATTCGCTCACTTGATAATCTTTCCGGATATTTTGAAGGAGAAGATGTTGTCGAGTACATTGTAAAATCTGAAGTACAAAAACTCCTGAATATAATTCATCAACTTCCTCCACGGAAAAACATATTAGGGGTAATTGAAGATTATATTACAAAGAAATCTGGCAAAGAGCTATTTAATAAAATAGTTAATGGATTTCTTAATGTGTATCGAGAAGTTGAAGCAATGGAGATACCTAAGGGCTATTCCTACAAGGTAAATGGAAAATTTGCTGAACCACTCTTGATGCAGAAACTAACTGCTTATATGGTCATGAAAGAGCGTCAATTTGCTAACTGGAGTGAGACAGGTACGGGTAAAACCATATCCGGCGTACTAACCTCTAGAGTAATTGATTCTAGAACGACCTTAATTATAGCAGTAAATTCTACAATAGGTAACTGGACAGAAAATTCTATTCGCTGTGCTTATCCGGATAGTAAGGTGTACACGAAGAAGAGTATATCAAATTCTGTAAAACTTGATCGTAACTTTCATAATTATATTATTGTGAATTATGAGGAGTTTCAGAGTGGTAATAAATTCATCTTAAAGTGGAAACCTTTTATAGAAAATAATAAGATAGATCTCGTAATTTTAGATGAAGTACAAAAAGTAAAATCATCTTCTAAAGAAAGTATTACTATTCGAAGGGGAGTTATTGAAAATATTCTCCAAAAGATAGATTTACAGTATGGACGAGATCTTAATAT